GTTCAAGAGGCGCTTATTCAAATGAAACAAGTTGAAGAAGCAATTGCCGAAAACGCAAAAGGAATACTTGCTTCAACTATGAAGGAAGAAATCAATCAGCTAGTAAAAGAATCTCTTTCTGAACAAGAAACAGAAGATGATGAGGTTGAATTAGATGTTGACATGGATGATGAAATGGACTCTGACGAAGAGGAAATGGATTTTGATATGGATACAGATAATGAAGATGAGGATGAAATGGACATTGATATGGATTTTGATATGGACATGGATTCTGACGAAAGTCCAATCGACTTAACAGGTGCGTCTGACGAAGAAATTCTTAAAGTATTTAAAGCTATGGGTGAAGAAGATGGAATCATTGTAAAAAAAGACGGTGATGATATCCACTTAACTGATAATGATACTGATGAAGAGTATTTAGTTAAACTTGGTGAATCGGAAGAAGATATGTATGAAGAGGACGACATGGAATTTGAAATGGATGAGGAAATGGATGACATGGAATTTGAAATGGATGAGGAAATGGATGACCAAACAACTTCAGATGTTATTGACGCAATTTTTGCTGAAGATGACGATATGGATTCTGATGATGAAGAAGTTATGTTCGAAATCGAATTTGAAGACGATGAGGATATGATGGACGAAGAAGAAGATTTGGAAGAATCTTACAACCCAAGAAAAGCTGTGAGAGAAGGAAAATCAACAGTTAAACCTAAAGGTGTTGGAATTGGCTCAGGTCCTAAATTTACTTACAAAGATAAAGCCGCTGGTGGATTCAAAGAAGATAAAAAACAAGGTCCTAAATCTGTTGGTACAGGTAAAGCAAAATTCGAATACAAGAAAGGTGCAAATATGGAAGGAAAATCCAAAGTTGTTAAGGCAGAAACAAAAGAAGGTGATTACGGAATGAACAGAGGTGATAAATCTAGAACCATGAGAGGTAAAGAAGATTACACTACTAAAAAAGGTGATACTTTAAAAAGGAAAGCTTTTGAAAAAGAAGAAACTAAAGAGGCTGCTAGAACTTATGGAATGGGTTCCAAAGAAGGACGAGGTCTTAGAAAAGGAATTACTAATAACAGAAACTATAACTATGGTAATAGTGGTGTTAAAGTAGAATCAGTTGGGACTGAAGTTAAAATGTTAAGAGAGAAAAATGAAGAATATAGAAAAGCGTTAAATGTTTTCAGAGAAAAACTTAACGAAGTTGCAATCTTCAACTCAAACTTAGCATACGCGACAAGATTATTCACAGAACATTCAACGACTAAAAAAGAGAAAATTAATATCTTAAGAAGATTTGACGATGTTGAAACTTTAAAAGAATCAAAAAATCTTTATCAGTCAATTAAAGGTGAATTATCTAAACCGGAAATTAAAAAATCAATTAGTGAATCGGTAGAAAACAGAATACAAAAAACAGTATCTACAGGTTCATCGACTACTTTAATTGAATCAAAAACTTATGAGAATCCTCAATTCATGAGAATGAAAGATTTGATGAGTAAATTAAGGTAATCAAAACAAATAAAAATAAATTAAAAAACAAATACTAAAATGGGAGCATTATTAGAATCAGGTCTTGTTGGTAACATCGGATTAAAACATTTAAAAGTTATCAAAGAAGATACAATTAACAAATGGGACAAATTAGGTTTCTTAGAGGGACTTAAAGGTCACATGAAAGAAAACGTTGCACAATTATATGAAAACCAAGCATCGTTCTTAATTAACGAAGCGTCAACTACATCTGATACAGGTGCATTTGAAACAGTGGTTTTCCCTATCGTAAGAAGAGTTTTCTCTAAATTATTATCAAACGATATCGTTTCTGTACAAGCAATGAACTTACCAATCGGTAAATTATTCTACTTTGTACCAAACATTCAGTCATATGAAAACGCACAAAATCAGCACTGGGCTCCTTACGGTTCTCCAAACGCAGCGGCTGACCAAACACCAAATTCAGGTTATGACTATAACAATACAAAAGACCTTTACGATAGATTCTACGAAGGTAACGAACCGGCTTTAGACCCACCAGGTTTATATGATTATTCAAAAGGTCAATTTTCAGCAATCACAGCACCTGTTGTTACTGTTGCATGGGTTGGTGATTCATTAGTACCTTCGGCTTATACATTATCTGATTATAGAAAAGTATTAATCGTTATGTCAGGTTTTGCATCTGATGGAGCAGGTAAATTAATTGGTCCTGATGGTCAACCAATGGATAATGAGTCATTCTTATCTGATTTAACTGTTTATGGTGTTGCAGGTAATACGACAACAAGTGCTAATGCAACTAACCCTTACTTATTTAGAGTTGTAACTCAAAGATATGGTAAAGGTATTGTTGAGTATGGTAACAATAACGCAACATTAACTTTCCCTGGAAGTAAAACAGGTGGTGGTCAATATGACAACGTATGTGACGCAGAAGGTAAAATCTATTTAGAGGTTGACTTACAAGTACCTGTATGTATCACTTGTGGAGGTTCTATGGATGGTTACACAGGTTCGACTTTCTCTTCAAGTACTGCAACAAGTAACGCATTTACTGCGACTTATAAAATCTACAAAAACTTAGAGTTTGAAGATAGAATTGGTGAGGTTTCTTTTGACTTAATGTCAGTTACTGTATCAGTTACAGAAAGAAAATTAAGAGCACAATGGTCTCCTGAGATGGCTCAAGACGTTGCAGCATTCCATAACATTGATGCTGAGGCTGAATTAACAGCTTTATTATCTGAACAAGTTGCTGCTGAAATTGACCGTGAAATCTTAAGAGATTTACGTAAAGGTGCGGCATGGAACTTACGTTGGGATTACAATGGTTGGAAACGTTTAGGGTCTTCAGCAGTTCCTTACACTCAAAAAGACTGGAACCAAACTCTTATCACAGCGATTAACCAAATCTCGGCTCAAATCCACAAATCAACTTTAAGAGGTGGAGCGAACTGGATTGTTGTTTCTTCTGAAATCTCTGCTATCTTTGACGATTTAGAATACTTCCACGTATCAAACGCTTCTCCTGAGCAAGACCAATACAACATGGGTATTGAAAGAGTTGGAACATTAGCGGGACGTTACCAAGTTTACCGTGACCCTTACTTCCCACCAAACCAAGTGTTAATGGGACACAAAGGAACATCATTGTTAGACACAGGTTACATCTACGCACCATACGTACCATTACAATTAACTCCAACAATGTATAACCCATTTAATTTCACACCAATTAAAGGGATTATGACAAGATACGCGAAAAAAATGGTGAACAACCGTTTTTACGGACGAATTACTGTTGATGGTGTTAGAACATTCGATTTAAGAGAATTGAG